GTCACCTGCACATACACGCGGGTGATCAGATCGCCGTTACGGGAGATCGTGCACTGCACACGCTTGCCGAAGTTGCCCACACCGTTGAACGTCTGCTCGATAGACTCCATCGCGAAGTTCGAGTGGCGGCGGTAGAGCTGCTTAAAGAAAGTAACCTGCGGGTTCGCCGTCAGGTACACGTCCTGGGCGCCATAGGCAACGAGCTGCATGAGGCCACCGGAAGTCATAGCTTATACTTTACGGATCTAAAATAAATTGGCGGATCCGGGGGTCCGGGAGATCTGACATCCAGACTTAGGCGTCCGATGTCAGCTCTACTAAGATCAATGAGTTTTATGGCGGGGTAGTTGTATTCCTTGCTGCTCTCGTGTCACTTAATTGCTGTAAGCTAATCCGCCCATGCCTGCCATAATACGGAGCACGTTATAGTTCGTCGCATAAATGCGGACCTTCGCCGTATTTCCGTTGCCCACCGTATTGTTGGTAACCGTGAGCTGGAGCGTAGCCGTGTCAATCCGGGAGAAATTGCAGGTGCCACTCGGCTGGTGCTCCTCAGGGTTCAGAGCAAAGGAATAGACATTAATACCAACTGCCGGGATATTCGTGTGATGCTGAAACGGCTGCACAAGATTAAAATACGGGCCCTCACGCTGACTGAAGCGATCCTGGCCGTTTAGCTGGATATTCGCAACGGCAACTGGATTATAGCCCGCGAGGCCCTCCACCGTCGAAATGGAATAGCCTGATTCCAGTGCGGCACGGTCCCAATAATCTGAGTAGTTGAAGGGCTGCTGTCCCTTCCAAGGATCCACTGATGAGTCGCAGGCCACGAAAGAGTCGCGCTGCACAACCCAAATCACCTCCTTACACGGATGATTGAAGGACATCTTGATTTTGTTGGATGCGGATGTGATGGATTCGTCGCCCGTGAATTGCAGCTGTTCCACTAGATATTCGTGGGCGACCTGCGCAAACCGGCGGCGCTCATCCGTATCCAGATAGATATAATCCACGTAAATCGATGCGGCAACCAGACCCGTCGCGTTCACGACATCCATAATCAGAGGATTGTTGGTCCAGATTAGATTCTGAAGCTGATTCATTTCGACTGTTAGGCGGACTTCGTGATATTGTAGTGCAATAAGCGGCAGCGAAAGACCAGCATGGCGATTAAACCAGAACTGGAATGGAATATAGAGTGTGTATTCGGGACAGCAGCTGCGTACTTCATTGCTTGCGTGGGGATCACCGCCCAGACAGACATTCGTGCACCCACCGTCGATGCCAACCTTGGTAATGATGTTTGTTAGTTCCGGCACGTTACCCACCATTTCTGCATAGCCGGCCTGCTTACCCGCTGGCCGAGTCAGCTCATTCCATATATGAAGCCAGTCGCCATAATGTTTGTCGATCTGCTGACCACCGATTTCAATATATACGTTATTGATCAGATTGTGTCCTACCCAGTTTAGCCAGCGGAACTGATCGCCCGACGCATCGCTGATATTCGGATCGTTGAGATCTACCGATGGGAGGGTGACTTGCAAATACATGCGATGTACCAAGTCACCGTTACGCGAAATCACACACTGCACGCGTTTACCGAAATTCGCCACGCCGTTGAACACCTGTTCAATAGACTCCATGGCAAAGTTCGAGTGGCGACGGTACAGCTGTTTAAAGAAGGTTACTTGGGGATTGGCTGTCAGATATACGTCCTGCGCACCGTAGGCCACAAGCTGCATCAATCCACCCTGGGTCATCTCTAATGTGAGTCTTTGATTTTACCACCAGAGGCTTTACGCAGCCGGAGGGGTTCTAACTACATATCGAGGAGAAGGGCGCAGGCCTAAAGGCTGATGCGTTGAACAGCATCAGAATGTCTATACGCGACGTACTTATTAGCGACATGATTTCCGACAATAGGGTGCGCCCGGTAATTCGTGCAACTACGCTAGAGGCATATCATCAACAGAAGATGAAGGATTTTACGGCGACCACGCAGACACTTAGTAGCCTCGAGGCAGAACTCATAATTCTTGAGGAAAAAGTTGATAATTTGCCGGATTCTGCAACCTTCAGCGATGAATGGCGCCAACTGAACGACTTGATCGAAGAGACCCGCAAACGCATTACTGCAATTAAGACAGATGAGAAACGTCTCGATTATTTCCTTGATGTTGGTGACATGTTGTTTCAGTATTTTGATGCGCAGGCCTCCATTGCCACAGGTACAGTAGCCGCGGCCGTACCCATGCGCATGCCCACGAATTCAGTGCTCAGCTATTTTACTGAGGCGGTAGATCAGCCATCCATTCATGAATCGCAACAATCACCCCTATCGCCCAAGACACGCCAGAAGGCCAGTGACATTGACTCTACCGATGGACTGAATCGCGACAAGATGTTAGAAAAGTATCTGGCCGTTGTAGAGCCCACGGCGATTAAGGGCGGTATAATGCCTGGATCTGGCATTGAACCCGGTTGGGGCTCATGTCCTGCATGCGATGTAGAAATGACCTTTTATCAGAATGAGGCGCTACTCGGCTGCCCGCGGTGCGGCTATGAGGAGTTTATCCTGATTGATTCGGAAAAGCCGAGCTATAAGGATCCGCCTCGCGAAATCACCTATTTTGCCTACAAGAAGATCAATCACTTTAATGAGTGGCTGGCTCAGTTCCAGGCCAAGGAGAATACTGATATTCCGCAAGATGTTATTGAGGCTGTTATGCGCGAGTTGCGCAAGGAGCGGATTTCGGATCCCAAAAAGGTAAAGAAAGATAAGATTCGCGAAGTGCTGCAGAAGCTCAAGTTCGCTAAGATGTACGATCACGTGCAGCAGATCAAGAATCGGATTCAGCAGCAGATGACTATGCTCACCTTGTCCAAAGAGATGGAGGAGAAGCTGCAGCACATGTTCAAGGAGATTCAGCCGGCGTTTATTAAGTACTGTCCTGCAAATCGGTCGAATTTTCTATCCTATCCGTATGTGCTTTACAAGCTCTGTCAGCTTCTGGAGATGGATGAGTTCCTACCGTGTTTCCAGTTGCTCAAGTCGCGTGAGAAGCTGTATCAGCAGGATCAGGTGTGGCAGAAGATCTGTCAGGAGATGCGCTGGCAGTTTATTCGGTCTATCTAGGGAAATGTCAGACATAGCGTGTGATTTTGAAAAAAACCATAAACTTGACACTTAAAGCCACCCGAATATGATATAGTAAGCCCCAGTAGCGCAATGGATAACGCGTCAGCCTTCTAATCCTGCAACTTGCAGGAATTATGAATGGAGCTGAAGATTGTGGGTTCGACCCCCACCTGGGGTATATAGTCCATTAGCTTCTAGTCCTGCAAGGAGCTAGTTGTGTAATGGACTGCAGGTCCATTAGCTCAGTTGGTAGAGCGTGGTGCTTATAGATTCGTCTATGCTTAATGCATCTGTTTCATCCTGAAACGCCAATGACATGCTACCGCGTGTCTGAAGGCATCACAATTTCAGAGAAATTGAAACGCCAAAGTCGCGGGTTCGATCCCCGCATGGACCAAGTCGCGCCGATAGTTTAGTGGTAGAATAAGGGTTTTCCAATCCCTCTGGGTGCAGCGAAGTAAACCTTTAACACGGGTTCGATTCCCGTTCGGCGCAATCTTTTTTGCTTTTGTTAAAGGCTAAAAAGATATGCACCAATCTCTTTCAGAATGCAGACAATCGCCGCCTTTGACCTAGGTATCAAGAATCTCAGCTATTGCGTAGCAACCTTCGACGTATCCGGATCATTGGTCACAGTGAATCGCTGGGCTAACCTGAATCTGTTAGCCGATGGAGCCGAATCACAGAGCCAGACACGATGTGGATGCGGTGGCCCTGCGTCATGGCAGGATCGTGTAGTAAGCAAACTGCTATGCAAAAAATGTGCAAAGAAATCTAGCAAGCCAGTATTAGATATTTCGGGTACAAAGCTACCTGATTGGCGACTTTGGTCTCAGGGACCACTAGGAATAACATCCGCCGAAGCCAAAAAACTATCCAAAGTATCTCTGGAGGCCAAGGCGGCAGAGATCCGTCTCATGCCCTACAAGGCACCGAAGGCCAAGGGTGTCAGCCTCCAAGCCATTCTTGCAGCGATGGAGATCTGTTTGACGGCAGAACTTGGGCATCTCGCGGCGGCTAGTCGCATTCGCATTGAGAATCAGCCTTCCGAATTTGCACCTCACATGAAGTCCATTCAGATTATGCTTTTTACACTGATTGATCATCGGCTTCGTAAGGAGCATGGCTGGACTGGCACCATTGAATTCGCGAACGCGGGCATAAAAACACGTGGTACTGATGCCGGCGTTGGTAAGGATGCCAAGCGTAGCCGGAAGCTGGCAGCCATTGCCAAGGTCACGGAGGTTGTCGGAAACTGTTCTGCAGCAGCCGCGCAACTCGTATGGTGGAAAGCACAGGCCAAACAGGATGATTTGGCAGATGCTTTCTTAATGTGCTTAGACGCTGCCTAATGTGATACAGTGCATGGTCATAGATGCGATGAAATGCAACGCCATATGACAGTCCGGATTTTCTGTTTTTTTCCACCAATGACTTAACAAATAAGCCGCCGTTGCCGCCATACATAGCAGCATGCAAGTACAGAGAATTGTATAATCCATTGGCGTTTGAGTTGTATAATAGACGCTCATGATGGATACCGACCATATTGCAAACTGGTCTACCCAAAAGGCACGATGTTTTACTAAATGACTGAAGTTTTCTGAATGTTTTATGTTATGATGAATCACTGATGTAACACAGAGATACAGAAGTAGGGCTGCATAAAATACACGTTGATGTGCATAGGCATTGGCGGCATTAACTCCGAACACAAGGGATGTTACTTCGAGCATCTCTTCTGCCGCTGGAAATTATCATTCTACTTTTCACGACGGGGTGTGTTCAACCCCCAAATTAAAGCTCTCCCCCTAAGGCAACGATATGAGCGTACAGTTTGCAGAAGGCAATTCTTCCAAGCCGTCGATGGCCGAACTCTCATCCTTTGCATCGCGTGCCAAGGAGATTGATATCGGTGGAGAGGATATTGTAGAGCTCGGCGACGATCTCGGACTCAACCTCATGGCGAACCCGAATAAGGTTGCGCCCAGTCCTAGAGGTAATCAGGGCAGTCAGGGCAGTCAAGGCAGTCAAGGCAGTCGACAGGTCAGTTTCGGTACTAGCTCCTCTAATGGCCAAGGTGAAATGCCCAGTATCCAGATCAAGCCCATCGACGATCTTGAGGTTGTCAATCTGGATGCAGCTCCCGGCAACAATGACGTTCGCATCAATCGTGAGCCCGAAGCGCCCTTTGTGATCAATACCGGCTCCTCCTTTAGTGCCGACACCGTAGCATCATCATCTGCCATGACCCCCGAACAGGAGAATACTGAAAAGCAGAAGTATCTCACCAAGCTCCGCCGTCTCGAGGCGAACGACATCCGTGGTGCCCGCATGACCATGTCCAACTCTCTTGCCGATATCAAGGCCGAGCACGATAAGTTGACTGACAGTCGGAATCTTGAGGCCTCAATTCGCTTCCAGCGCAATGCTCTCATGACATTCGTGACCGGCGTGGAGATGGTGAATGACAAGTTCGGCCACAAGCTTCCCGTGAAGCCGCGTCTCAAGGGTTGGTCTGAGTCTGTACATACGAATGTGGAGGACTTCGACGAAATCTTTGAGGAGCTCTACGATCTGTATAAGGATCAGGCCAAGATGCATCCGATGCTCCGTCTAGCTGGAACACTCGGTGTGTCGGCGACCATGTACCATCTCACAAATTCAATGGCGGAGCGGTCGGGGATTCCGGGCATGGCCGACCTGCTGAACGAGAATCCGGAGCTGCAGCGTCAGTTTGCGGCCGCGGCCGCTGCGAAGATGGGTGGCCTCGGCAACTTCATGAATGCGGCCTCTGGGTTTGCGCCGCCGCCGCGGCCGCCAATGGCCCAGCCGATGGGCTTCTCGATGGATGCCCCACAAGCGCGTGAGACCCGTGTGCCGTTCAATATGGCGGCGGCTGCCGAGGAAATGCCGCGTGTCCGCCGTGAAATGCGCGGCCCCAGCGGCGTTGATGATATTCTCAAGGCCTTCGAGGCAGAGAGAGCAGCAGCTCAGGAAGTATCGGTTTCAGCGCAGCATTCTTCGGTGTTTACACCTTCGGGTCCGCCGCCGTCTCCGCCACGGGATGGTCGGCAGGGCGTTGGCTCTTCGGCCGACCCGCTTGCCGATTTCACTAATATGACCGGATCGGATAGTCAGAGTGTGGGCACTGAGAGTACTATGAATCCCGAGAGGAGGCGGGGGCGCCGGCGGAATGTGGCGGCACCTGTCGGGGCAACACTGAACCTGAACGTGTAGGTGTGAGATGATGCGCCTTCAACAGATACCATTCTGATTCTTCATTCAGCAGATAATGCAAGCTGATGAGCACAACCAATGTTAGCCAGAACGCGACAACCAAGTTTCGGGTTCCGATGAACATTATTGCGTAGAGCAGTAGCGGGCGAAATACGATATTCTGCAAAAAGGCCTCTTGGCCTGGAGTTACTGATAACACCATGAATCTGCCCCCCAGATTCAATAGGATGTATGCGAATCCCAGTAGATAGGGATTCATATTGATATCGTGTATGTACTGCAATACAATATCTGACTCTGATGGAATTGGTTGAGTCACTGGCTTCTTGACCATTCCTTAACGTAGGTTTCTAAAAAAAGATGTTTCGACTATCATGGCTCTGATACCCTATAAAGACCCATGTGATCCAAACGAGGCCGGCAATAAGTCCGTATGCCGGCTTCATATCAGTAAGAAGAAGTACTATGATCGCACCGAGAAGTCTAAACAGAGGCTGGTGGGCCAAGATTAGCAAGAAATGCATTCCTTATTATTGGTAGTGATTTTAGAGCGATTCATCGATGACCATAGGAGGCGCCGCCATCGTCATATTCCGGAACCTCTCCCACCGGCTTTTCCTGAATAGCATATGGTTTCTCGTGAAGGGCGCCCTCGCCTAGCCACGGGGCTGATCCCTCCTCTGTTACCTTATCATACTGTATGGCCGGGTCATCTGTTTTGACTTGGACTGCGTCAGGCTCTTCCATTAAAACCTCTTCTTCATGCCATCTGTGTCTTTCTTTTTTAGTCACTTTGTCATTATTGAGGTATGTTCCAGAGAATGTTTCCTTCTTAACTACGAGTTGGGCGTGCAGAATGATTCCTGCTAGGAATATGATCATGGCGGCTCCTAATACAGGGATCTTCAATGCAATGAACACGCTCAGAGCTGCAAATAGTAGGCTGCCAATCGGGTGTTCCAACACGTGGCGCCCTGAAGCGGGAATTTTATGGGGGAGAACTGCAAGAATAATTAGACCGACACTAACAATCCATGAGGGTTCGACGGGTGACCAGTGAAGACGAGGTGGCATCGTCGATGGTACGTTCATTAGGTCCTCTGATTTGGATGGTCAAAATCTCTTTGGCTTTGTTATTGTCATTGTCATTCCAATTGACGCGCTCCGCTCGTCATTGTCATCGTCATTCCAATTGACGCGCCCCGCTTGTCATTGTCATCGTCATTCCAATTGACGCGCTCCGCTTGTCATTGTCATCGTCATTCCAATTGACGCGCTCCGCTCGTCATTGTCATTTACCAGCGTTTGTTGCAATGTGAATTGTGCCCCCCTGGACAATAGTCACTCTCTACAAATCCCTCTTCGTCCTTACAGCACGCTGCGTCATGATTATCCTTTCTATCACCGCATTTTACGCCTGTCACCGGGTCAATATAGATCCGACAAAACTTCTTCCCACATTCCCAACACCAAGATCGTCCACATCCCGCACCAATGACGAACTTGCCCGGTCCAGTCTCGAGGCCGCATGCAAATATATAATTGCACGCGGCATCCTTCAAGCACCAGCGCGTACACCAAGGGCACTGTTTAGCATCCATCCTTGTTCTAACATCATAACTTAATTACCGAATTCTGAACATCCTTATTATATCCTACCGGAATCGGCGGTAGTTTTTTGGTTGGATCACTCCAGCCCTTGACAAGTGAGACCGTCAATAGGTCATCGCGCAGTCTAACAGGTTCGCCAGCTTTAAAGAAGAAACGCTCGCCAACATCCTGTGTGAGGCGTCTAACAAATTCCCCTGTCTCCACATCTATTTTGTCTCCATTCGGAAAGTTGAGATTCAAATACGCCAAGAGCTGTTGTTCCGCTGCCGCTGCATCTGAAGAATTCGGTACTGCATCTTTATCAGTTGTACTAAGTGGTTGCAGCCAAGTAGGCCAGTTCTTAAGAGGTGTATCGGTATCTATATCATCGCGCACCATCTCTCGACCATACACCCGCTTCCCGAAATCGCTTATGATGCTTATGCCACTCACCCCGTGTTTCTTCAAGTCGTCGTCGATAAATAACAATAGATTTCTATAGTGCATTTTTGCTTGTACGGTATTTGGTGCCGCATCCAAAGCCCTGATGGCAATCCTGTCAAGATCATCGACGAATGGTTCATACCGATTCCATGCAAGCCATATAGCTGCCAGACATGCGATTAACAGGAGCCATAAGATCATATCTGTCATCCCTTAACTGGGTCGGGCATAAAATTAGATATAAGATATTACCCTCCATTAGGGGATATGAGCAGCGCATTTTGTTCGCTCGAAGATGCATTTACTGGACCGGAAATGCCGGGTAAGAGGGATAAGAAAAGCAAGAGGAAGGAATATGTCGTGCCAGGCGCACCAGAAGATACGAAGGATGGGCCTAATATGATAGGTAGCCCCGAGCCTCCGGCAAACTCTTCAAGGCCTGAACCCGCTGCAACAGGCGATTTATTCCCTGTCCCCGGTGACTGGTCGAAGGGTTTCATGCTTGAGGGTTCTGGTATGCCCCTTTCTCGCCCGGACGGTGTATCCGTTGCAGGTAAACCCACACTATGGCGCGACGTGCCCGTGACGCCCGTGCAGACAACTCAGAATGACATCAACCGGCGCCTAGATGCCTTATCGCGCCAGCTCGAGTCGCTCACTACAAATGTGGCAGCTACGCCCATGCAGAGCACGGCCGAACTCTTTCTGTTTGTGGCGATTGGACTCCTGTTTATCCTAGCATTGGATACCCTGCTGCGTTGTGCGACATCCGTTGCGGTGGCCCGCGGCGGATCTCGAGGTTTAGTTGGCGGCTTTCGGGCGATGCGGGGCGGTGTCATGGGACGTAAATGGTTCCGGACTACTGGCTAGTTATATGAAGGTGATAGTGGACGGGCCTCGCTTATTAGAAGCGGCAGCAGCTAACATTCCGGCGACTCCTTCCGTGGCGGGTTTATAGTTTGTCGGCTTCTTCTTATCGGCTTTCGATGGGTTTGCGACTGCCTTGGGTGCAGGCGTTGCATTCGCCGTTGCAATCATAGCCTGTCGGATAGGCGACTCTTCCTGATAATACTGTATGGACTGCTCTTTCCAGTTAATGAGTAGTCGATTCGGTGACATATAAAGCACTTTAAATCCGGAATGACGGAGATTCCATACAATATAGAGTATGCAGTCTTTGACGTCAAAACGGGGGCATCCGGGTTGCCATTCGGGAACATCAAAGTGTGTCATTTGTGACGAATTAGGCAGTGCAGAATGCGATTTGATCTTCTGATGCACTGTTCCCAGGATCTTATTATAAACTTCCAGGCGCATCGCATCCATCTTCGCCTGATTATCGAACAGTGATGACGGCGTAAGCTGCGGCACCGAAGGCTGTGTCATCTCCCTTGTATTAGCTAGAGGAATGGATACATGGAAACCGACCGGCGTAAGCTTCAGTGGAGGTGGTGCCAGGGCCGGTGGCCATTTTGGAGTACTAACACATCTACTGAAGTGTAAAATGTTGGATCGGGTGCGGAATTGGTACGGATGTTCTGCCGGTTCTTTTGCGGCTATTATCGGTGCAATCGGGGGGTCATCAACGTGGATACATGACCTCGTGCAGCATTTCGATATGTCAGTATTTGCGGGAGTTGACGATGAGATTCTTATTGATTTCCAGAATAGCCTTGGTGTCAATTCTGGAAATAGGCTGATAGCATTTCTGAGTAAGTTTATCGACACATGGGAACCCGGATGCTCACGTTGGACATTTGCTGAACTCGCAAAAAAACGGCCTGAATCCGCTCTGCATATTACGGCAACGAATCTTACACGGGGTCGCCATGAAGTGTTCAATCATCTGACCACGCCGAACACTCTCATTGTGGATGCCGCGCGGGCGTCGTGTGCGATTCCTTTCTATTTTACACCATGGCGTAATGCCGAAGGAGATCTGTTCTGTGATGGTGGTGTGATTGAAACCTATCCATGGAATCATGTGATTGATAAGGATAATACGCTGGTGGTTATTTGTTCTGACATCGATGTATGCGGGCGGCCTGAGAAAAGGGCAATCACCTCATTTGCCGATTATATGGGTGCAATCAATAATATCATTGCGAAAAATAAGACGATCGAGGCGCCGCGCCATTGGATTGCCGTCAATAATAGCTCTGTCGGATTTATGGATTTCCATATTTCGGTGGAAATTCGTCGGATACTCTACAACGAGGGGGTTGCGGCAGCGGCTGCATGGAATGCGTTCAGGCAGAAAGCTGTTCAGTCAGGAACTCCTGGAAGCCCTCCGCGCTGCGCGGCCCGTCGTACTTTATCTTCTGTCCACCCTTCTCCAGATAAAACGTCGGGTAGCCATCAATCGCAAACCCCGCCGCCGCCGCCTTGTCGGACTCGGGATTCACGTAGCGACAGGTCACGGGGTGGCCGCCGATGGTCGTTGTAGGGCCGAGCGACAGAAATTTGGGCTTCGCATCCACACAGTGCGGGCACCAGTCGACGCCGAACATAGTGAAGGTGGCATCACCCGATTTGAAGCCCTCTAAGAAAGAACCCAGGAGATGGTGCTGCTCTGTGCCACCAGGGCCGAGCCACGGGCTTCCGCGAGTGCCACCAGGACCAATCCAGGGTCTATCCGAATGACGAGGCATGCGGATCATTGCAACGAAGGCCAGAAGTACCACTAAACCTGCAATTAGAACCCAATATGACTTGATGTTCATCATTCTATATTAAGGATGGATTTTATGCAGCAGCTAAAGCAAGGGGCCAGATGAGATTGTAATGGTATACAAACTCACTTGGGCAAACAAACTCTGGGTTGTATCGGTATCAGAAGAGATTACTGACTCTGCCAAATGGACATACGCGCAGGCTTTTGCCGCAACTGGTGGTGATCACTCCAAGGCAATGATGCGGGCTCTTGCCGTGCAATACCCTGGTATCGGATATGGCGCAATCAGTCTTACACCAGTCTCTTTCTTGTCTGCATCACACGGCGCCGAGCCTTATGTTTCCGCGTCCGACACGTCCTACCCTTCTTCTGCTTTCCACAAGGACTCTCAAAGGCCGCCACATCACGGCGCAAGGCCGGCAGTGAAGGATGTGGTGTCGGGCATTTCAGGCCTATGCAAACCCGCTCCTCGACCCCCCACATCCAATTCATCACGGCCTCTTTCCCAGCATACAACGGGACCGGTTTCTTGTCAAAGGCCACAGCAGAGGCCCATGCAGACCGCCACGCAGGGCACGGGAGGATGGATGGGATCAAAGCCCACCAGCGTTTGAGCTTAGCTAGCCGCTCCTGGCGCGTAAGGAGATTATAGCGATTACGGTCACGCAGATCAGTTGGTAAGACTTCGGGTGCATCATCCATCGGTACGGGTTTGTAGTCCGCCGCCGGTGTGGAATAGGCAACGGATGTCATGAAATCCCATCCTATAAACGGTTGAGACTGACAGAGTCCTGCTTGCATCTTGAAGTATCTGTCACGAACCGAAGACCATGATGGATCAGGCGTGGTAATAAGTCCTTGGCCGCGAAGTTTGCCATTTACACGGTTATGAATATCAAAGAGCCAGTGACTGAATTTGGTTCTATTTTTGATTATGTCCGTCGTTAAGGGTTGGAGAGTTGTGTAATCGTGGAAGGAGGCACGGCAGTACTTACATGGCAGTATAAACTCCAGCAAATCGAACCACTCTTTTGTTACGTGCGGTTTGGGCTGCGGAGCAGCGGCGATCAGATGCAAGAGACACCAGCCCGACGGCCCCCAGAACCGTGTATCCATTACTATTGTATGCGATTTTAGTCATAGTATGATATGTTTTTAACAAACCATACTGTAACATAGTTTCTAGTTTCCTTACATACCGCTGATAGATGCCAGTAGCGGGCGCACCATCCAGGGCTCTTCGGGCTCGTAGTTGGCCTTGCAGTGCACCTTGGGCTCAGGGCAACGCGGCGGTTCCACAGCGGCGCAGGGCGGGCAGCTCTTGGGCTCAGGGCATTGTACGACGGGGCAACGCGGCCGCGGGCAGGGCGGGCACTCGCCAATCTTGCAAGGCTTGTTGCAAGTGCTAATGCAGGGCGGGCACGCCGGTACGGCCGATTTCAGGATGTAGCGGCTCATGTCGGGCGGCGCGGGGCATTCAGTCTTCAGCATGTAGCGGCTCATGTCGGGCTGCGGCGGGCAGGCGGGAACAGAGGCCTTGAGCACGTACTTGGACCAGTCGATCTGAGGGCACTTGTTTCTATCTCCAGATCCCGCCGCTTCGCAGCCACACTCCCGCCTTTTATGACCGCAGACATTGCAGCCTGGCCCCATAGCATCAGCAAACCCCTCATTCTGCGAGCCCATAAGGACACCGATGATCAGGCCAGCTACGAGAATACCTGCATACGGGGCAAGATTCTTACAGATAGTCCAGACTGACATATTCCTCTAACGTCATATGGCAATTTAATTTGCGACCGGTCGGTCGGTTATAAGCGGTTCAGAATTGGGAGTAATCACCGGCTCTTGTCTGTTTAGTTCGGCCTCCATATTGACCTTTCTCTTAGGGTTCTCGAAGAAGTCAACTGATGTCGGGAAGAAATACACATAGAGTGCAAAGGCTAGGACAAGTGATAGGATACCGATCCACAGATAGTAATCACGCATAAGTGCAGCGTATGTGGCGGATGCAAGCTCAGTAACATTCTCCATTTCTGATGTTGGTCGTGGTTTTGATTTTTGATGTTAATGGTGCGTTTGACCGCTGGTGCTCATTGCATTCGCTTCGGACAGCCGATTTGCCAGTGCGCAGGCCATCCTCTGCTCATTGCATTCGCTTCGGACAGCCGATTTGCCAGTGCGCAGGCCATCCTCTGCTCATTGCATT